CTTGAAACACAACTTATAGACCAAGACCAAGACTTAAATGTAGTTAGAGAAATACAAACTAGACTTGCGTGGATAGAAGCGAACTGTTGTAGATAATGCAGAAGGGACTAAGAATAAAATGAAAGACTTATTGATGAAAGATAAAGTAATACTTACTTGTACTATTGGATTATTTGTTTTACTAGGTGTCATAGTTGTAGGAGATTTCTACATATCCCTAAAAGAAAATAAAGGTCCAGATGCAAGTGTTATTGAATTACTACAAATGTCTATTACAGGAATAGTAGGTATTGTCGCAGGTTATATATCTGGTGACAAAAAGAAAAAAGACTGCGACTGTTAATATGACATCTTCTATGACGACAGTTCAAAAAATAAAAATAATACTTGCAAGAATGATTGCAGTATTTGTTGCTAATGGACTAGCAGTTATAGGTGCAGGAAGCCTTATAGGGGTTGACATTGTAAGTTCAATATTATTAGCTGGTTCTTTAGGAGTTATAAAAGTAGCTGAAGCTTTAGCTAGAGCATATATAGATGATGGAAAAATAACTCTTGAAGAAATTAACGATAGTTTTGCTATAATGGAGAAGAAGAGAAAATAATATGTGTTTAGTAAAAACTAACAATAAAGGTACAACAGTACAAATCTGTAACCATAAATATGGTTCAGAATTTTGTGATGAGTGGAAGGAAATCTAATGACAGATCACAAAAACAACAGTAATGGATTTACGCAGAAAGAAATGCTAATTATGATTTTAGACGGACAAGAAAAAATAAATGAAAGAATTGATCAACTACACGAAAAGGTAAATTCAAAAGTTTCAAGAGCAGAATTAAGTGGTTGGGTTGTAGCAGTAGCTTCATTAGCTGTTTTAGTCCAAGCATTAATGTGAACTGTCCCGTCTGTCAAATATTATTAATTGAAATCCACGCTGGATTATACTGCTATAATAAAAAATGCATTGTTTATAAACAAAAAGCAATAGCTTGTTGTGAAGGAGGAGAAATTGCCGGAGAAAGCTGCCGATAAAAAAATAAGAAGAAATTTAGAACACGCTGCAGCAATGATTATGATGTGGATTCCTAAAGAAAAAAGAAATCAATATTTAAACTATTTTTATTCTCTATTCACTGATGAATAAAATATATATTGGTATTCCTGTAATACACGATCAAGAATTTTTTCATACAATAGAAAACTGTTTAGCACAAGCTGATAATCCTAGTGAAATACACTTTGGTGTTTATGCATTATGTGAAAATGAGTTTTGGGAAAAATGGTTATATGATTTTTCTTTAGAACACAATATGTCTATCTTTACTGATAATCTTAATTGGCAAAACTTAGGAATTGGTAAAGGAAGAATAAAAGCTGGTTCTATGTATCAAGGAGAAGAGTATGTTTTGTCTATTGATTCTCATACTTTATTTGGTAAACATTGGGATACTCTACTTAAAAAAGAAATAGATAAATTTAGTAATAATGTTATATTTACTGGTCTTGCAGGTCATTTTTATTCAGACGGAGAAAACAGGTCGTTTGCTCCACATCAATATAAACTAGGATATCCTAAATTTACAGGACAAAAATATAAATACGGAAATGAAGAATACTTTACAATGTATCCTGAATATATTGACATACACGAATATGATGATAACGGTGTAATGAAGTGCTTACTTTGGAATGGAAACTTTTCTTTTAGTAAAAGTAATTTTTTTGAAGATTTATCAGATTTACCAATGCACACAGAACATTGGATACAAACAGCAGAATTACTTCATAAGGGATATACATTACTAACTCCTTTATTCAATCAACCAACTGTTGCTCATCTTTATCAAGATAGAACCATACTGCATACACATAACGGGCAAAGTAGGTGGAACTACAAAGATTACTTACAACCTTATGAATTGATCAAACATCAAGAATTAGATTATATAACTATTTGGGAAGATTACAAATCAAAACACATAGATAAGGTAAAATTATTAGAGAAACACACAGGAGTTAAACTTGCCTAGATATGATTATATATGCTTAAATGAGAAATGCGAACATTTGTTCGAAATAACTCATAAAATAACTGAAGACCCAGTCATTAAGTGTCTACTTTGTGAAAGTCCAACTAAAAGAAAAATAAGCAGTAATGTTATGTTTGAAACTCCTGTAGATGTAGAATGGAACGGAGATCCTAGTGATTTAAGTGAAAAATCTTTTAAACAATATAACGAAGCTAAGAAAATAAAGTATAAATGGTAACGCGTTAGTAACGCGTTATTAACGCACCTAGAGGAGAGGAGAAGAGAGGAGATAAGATAAGATGAGAGGAGAGTATTATAATAAAAACAGTCAGTAAGAAAAGGTGTTGTATGGTAGTATGTATTTGTCGGTCTTCCACTCCGACTTCCTCCCATCAATGGCTGTCTTAGGATAGCCATATGGTAATTGAATCTCAACTATATCATCCAAAGCTTCCACCTTTACACGAAGCTCAACAAAAAGTATTTGACTCAAAAGCACGTTGGAAAATATTATGTGCTGGTAGGCGATTTGGTAAAACTAGACTTGGTGTACAAATGTGTATGGAGGTAGCACTCCGAGGTGGTCGTGCTTGGTGGGTAGCACCTACTTTTGCTATTGCTCGTGTAGGTTGGAGAGATATTGCTGCTTCAGCTGCATCATTCCCTAAAGAAATAGAACCAAATATTTCAATTGTTAATATGGAGTTTACTATGGCTAATGGTGGACAGATAGCTGTAAGATCTGCAGATAATCCACAAAGACTAAGAGGTGAAGGTTTAGATTTTATTGTTATGGATGAGGCTGCATTCGTAAAACCTGAAGTATGGCAAGAAGTATTAAGACCTACATTAACTGAAAGAAAAGGTTCTGCATTATTTATTAGTACTCCTATGGGTATGAATAATTGGTTTTATAATTTATGGGAAACTGCTGGTACTGCAGATAACTGGGAAAGGTTTAGATTTTCAACTTACGATAATCCAAGAATAGATCCTGATGAAGTAGATCAAGCTAAAACAGAAGTTGGTTCTATTGTTTTTGCTCAAGAATATATGGCTGAGTTTGTAGAAGCTGGTCAAGGAATGATTAAGCCTGAGTGGATGAAATATTGGAACTACGATGATAATGGAGACTTTGTATTAGATGGAGAAACATATTTTAAAAAAGAATGCACAATATTTTTAGCGACAGACATTGCTACTTCAGTAGAAGAAGATGCTGACTATACTGCTATAATAGCTGTTGCTTTGACCAAAGATAATAAGATGATTGTTCTTGATTGTTTAAGACAAAGATTTGAAGGACCAGATATTTTAAGTGCAATTAAAAGAATGATTGATAAACATTCTGCTGGTTGGGTTACTATGGAACGTCAAGGTTTTCAACTTTCTTTAATACAAATGGCAAAACGTCAAGGAATGCGTGTTAAAGAAGTTAAACCTGATAAGGACAAAGTTGCACGAGCATTGACACTTAGTGCTAGAATGGAAGCTGGAGATGTCTATTTTAAGGGAGACGCTCCTTGGCTTGATGATATGGAAAGAGAATTATTTACTTTCCCTGTTGGAGCACACGATGATATGGTTGATGCGCTTGGATACAGTGTCCTGAACTTGAATGAGCGTAGGCAATGGAATGCTTATTAGTTTAGGAGATATAATTGGCTGAAGAATTAAACGCGTTTCAAAGATTTACGAAACGTTTTACCCCAAGTGGGAGACAAGAATTAAAAAGATTAAATTTTAATCAATCACTAGCCTCAGCGCTGGATAGATCTGTATACGGATACAATACACAATCAGGATACTTTCCTTCTGACAAATTAGAAGACATTGGTAATGGTTCTGGTAACTCCGCAGTTGCTGCCTGTCTTTCTGTTTTAGCTACAGCTTTTGCTGAACCAAAATTAAATGTATTTAAAGAAGATGAAGTTGGACAAGATATAGTTCTTGCTAAACACCCTGTTTCAAAATTATTTAAAAGACCAAATCCTTTTATGTCTGGTGCAATACTTTCACATTATTTAGTATCAGCTATCAGCGTAGAAGGAGATGCTTACCTTTTTAAAAATAGAAACAAGAAAGGACAAGTTGTACAATTAGTTCCTCTTATGCCTAATTTTATAAAACCAAAAGGTGATCAACAAAGATTAATTACAAGATATGAATACACACCTACTACAGATACTGTCGATATAGATCCTAAAGATATGATTCATATCAGAACAGGAATTGATCCTAACGATCACAGAAAAGGATATGCTCCAATTAAAACAGTTCTTAGAGAAATATTAGGAGATGAAGCAGCAGGTCAATATTCTACAGCCTTGCTTCATAATATGGCAATACCGGGTGTAATACTTTCTCCTTCATCAGATGCTATGGGTGGTCCAACAAGAGAAGAAGCAGAAGCAATATCAGAGATGTATAAATCTAAATTTGGTGGTGCTAATAGAGGTATGCCTATGGTTCTTACTGGAGCTATGAATATAGACGTAGTATCTTTTAGTCCTAGTGATATGAACTTAATTGAACTAAGAAGATTACCTGAAGAAAGAGTTGCAGCTGTTATGGGTGTCCCAGCAGTGCTCGCCGGTCTCGGGGCTGGATTGAATTCAGCGACCTACAACAATACTAGAGAATTAAGAGAATATTTTACTGAGCAAAAACTTGTTCCTTTGTGGAGAACAGTTGCAGAAGAATTAACTTATCAGCTACTTCCTGAGTTTGATGAAGATGACAATGTTTATTGTAAATATAATGTTGAAGATGTAAGAGCATTATCACAAGATCAAGATGAGCTTTACAAAAGAATGAACACTGCTGTTTCAGGTGGGTGGGCAACAATTGGTGAAGCTAGAAATGCAGTTGGTTTAGCCGCAGATGATTCTCACAATGTTTACCTAAGACCAATGAATATGCAACAAGTTGATGCAACTGGTAAACCTGCTCAAGAAGATGCAGAAGATCAATCAATACCTGTTGGTGAAGATGATCCATTAGAAATACCTGCTGCAACAATTGATCAAACATTTGTAACTCAAGAAGAATTAGAAAAGAAAGATGTAATGGACACAGGTGATGGTGCACCTGAATCTACAAGACAAACGATCAAACCAACTCCTTCTAGGAATATGTGGATGTATGATACGATAGAAGCGGCAGAACGCAGGGCTAAAGAAATAGGTTGTGAAGGTTATCACGAACATACTATTGAAGGTATGACTTATTATATGCCTTGTAGTTCACACGAATCCTTTGAAAGAACCAAAAAACATTGGATAAATAGAGCAATAGAAGAATTAAAAGTAAGTTTAGAAGAAGCAGAAGCAATGTTTGAGAGAGGTGATAAATTGAATAGTCCAGAAGAAAAAGCTCCAGCAGCTTTTATGAGAAATACTTTTACCACTCCTGAAGAAGCTATAGCTAGAGCACAGGAATTAGGTTGTGATGGATATCACGAAGTAGATAGAGGACCTGCTGGTAAATTTTATATGCCTTGTTCAAGTGAAGAAGATTACAATAAATTAATTGTTAAAGCTAAAGACGATACTAACTTTCCAAGTCCGGGTATGAATCAAGCAGTTAGAATTTCAAATTCAAAGTATAAACAATTCCCATACGGTTACGCAAAAGATCTAAAAGAGAATTGGGGAGAGATTTGGAGAATGGCTGGCAATGGTGGTAATCCTCCAACATCATTTACTGGTAATGATGCTTTTAGAAATTGGACTAAGTATCAATCAGGTGATAGAAGTGAATCTGTTCTTAACTGGGTAAGAAGAAGAGAACGCTATATGGGTAGACATCAAAATGATAAAAGATTGAACGGTGTTATTGCTGCTATCAAATGGGGTGGAGTTCTTAACATAGGTGTTCCAGCTATGAAAGCTGTTATTAACGAAAGAAAAAAACTTGTTAGAGAACGTAGAAAAAAAGCTGCTGAACTAGAAGCAGAAATGGTAATGAAAGCTATCTCTCCTAGAATAAGAAAAATTTTAAGACAGAAAGCTGCTGATCATAATTCAAGTAGTGCTAAATATAAAACTTCTGCAGGTACTTTAGGTAAAGTATTTAACAGAGGCGTTGGTGCTTATAGAACAAATCCGGGTTCAGTTAGGGGTAATGTTTCAGGTGCTGACCAGTGGGCGTTAGCCAGAGTTAACGGCTTTTTGTACGCACTAAGAAATGGTAAATTTAAAAGAAAACCATACGATACAGACCTACTTCCATCAGGACATCCTAACTCTAGTAAAAGTATGACTAAAGCAGAATCTGTTAGAACAGGTCAATCTGTATCTTGGAGTATAGATAAAAGTCCACAGCCACCATCAACAGTTCACGGTGTAGTTGTATCTGTAAATAACACAGATAAAGAAGCTACTATGCAAGTCTGGCAAATCTTGGAAGACGGTTCACATAAGAGAACAGACAGAAGAGTAACAATGCCTATTTCAAGTCTAAGAATCATATCTGACATAACTAAATAAATCTATTAAAAGTAGTCGTTGAGAATTAAGGTCTACTGATAAACTTATATATGAAATTGGCAATTTTATTTATTTAGGAGTTTAAGTGTCAGATAATTTTGATATTAAGTCAATCGACTTAGAAATAAAGAATGACGAAAAAGGCGAAGTCGCTGCGGTCTTTTCGGTATTCGATAAAGTAGATTCAGATGGCGACATTGTAAAAGCAGGTTCTATCAAATCAGGTTTTAAATCAGGAGATGTGCCTATGGTATGGGCTCACAAATGGGATATGCCAATTGGTAAAGGTCAAATAGAACAAGACGATGATAAAGCGACATTCAAAGGTCAGTTCTTTATGGATACAGAATCAGGAAGAGAAGCTTATAACTTAGTAAAGGCTATGGGTGAATTACAACAATGGTCTTTCGGTTTTAAAGTTGATGATTCTGAATACGGTAAATTTAAAAAAGACGGTTCTGATGAAGAAGAAGATGTTAGATTTCTTAAAGGTCTAACTGTCTACGAAGTATCACCAGTTCTTGTTGGAGCAAATCAAGAAACATACACAATGGCTATTAAATCTAATACTCAGTTGTTAGAAGAACTTTCAGAAGAAAAAGCTGTTATGACTACAGAAAGTATGAATCAACCAGAACCTAAAGAAAAACCAGAAGAGGTTGAAGAAGCTCCTGTTGAGGAAGCTCCAGCAGAAGATCCTGAAGCAGAAGAGATTGCTAAAGAAACTGCTGAGGAAGAAGAAAAAGAATTAAAAGTTTCAGAAGAAGTCAATAAGACTTTTTCTGAAGAGGTCAAAGATGTGCTTGCTGCATTAGAGAACCTTATAACAAGGGCGAAAGCAATTTCGTCCCTCCGTGAAAAAGACGGTAGAAAATTAGGCGAAAAAGCTACTGAAGCACTTCGCGCAGTTCAGGACGATCTCAGCGATGCTTGGGCTGAATTAGACTCATTTGTCGATGAGTTCGGTGCGGAAGAAGTTTCAGAGTCAGAAGTAGAAGAGCAACCAACTGGTGACGTAGACGTTGATGAGAATACGGTAGTTAACGAATACGACAACGATGTCTCTGACATCGATTCCGAGGAAGAAGAAACTGAAGAGATTCCTGTCTCAGAAGTTACCGAAGAACCAGAGGATAACAGCGAATCAGCTGACGAAGATTTTGACGCTGAATGGGTCGAAGGTCAAAGGCTTATAGCCGAGACTGTAGACATTGAAGTATAAGTAATAGTTATCATAGGAGATAATAGTGAGTAAAGTTGACAATCTTAAAGAACAGATTGTAAAATCGCGTGAAGAGCTTAAAAATATCTTCGATGGCGCAGACGAAAACGGCAAATATACTGCTGATCAAAAAGAAAGCATTGCAAAAGCTAATGCTGACTTAGCAGGTATGGTCGAAGATCTCAAAATCGAAGAATCTAAAGCAGCTAACGCAAAAGCTCTCGAAATAGATAATGAACCTGTAAATGAAATGCCTGTTCCACAAGTTGAAGAAGCTAAAGCTTTTAAAACAATTGGAGAACAACTTACTGATTCAGATGCATATAATGCATACAAGAATCAAGGAGTTAAAGGTGTGGATTCTAAAGGTGAATTTTCACCATACGAGTACAAAACAACTTTAAACACAACTGGTTATCCGCCAGAGTCTCTCAGAACTCCGGGCATTTTAGAAACTGCTCTTAGAGATCCAGATAGTGTTATTGGATTATTCGATCAAATCGAAACAAACCAAAATGCATATGTCTATCTCGAAGAAACCACTTTCACAAACAATGCTGGATCAGTTGCTGAAGCTGCTGACATTAGTACATCTAATGAAGGTGCATTAGCATTCACTGAGAGAACAGAGTCCATCAGAAAAATGGCAACATTCTTGCCAGTCACTGATGAATTACTAGCAGATGTAGCAGGTGTTCAAGGTTATGTAAACTCACGTCTCTCAACAATGATGAAGCTTAATATGGACAATCAACTTATTAATGGTGATGGTTCTGCTCCAAACCTAACAGGTATATTAAATAAATCCGGAATCAATACATTTGATTACGCTTTACCATATGCTGGTGAATTAGGAAGACTTGGACAAATTTACCAAGCCATTACAGAAATTAGAAAAGATGCCTTCACAGAAGCAGACGCTATTGTGATGCATCCTTCAGATTGGTATCAAATCGTAACATCCGTATCTGACGTAACAACATCCGGTTCTAAGAACCCATTGTTTGTCGTTGCAGGTGGATTTGGTGCTGATGCTGCTCCAAGAGTTTGGGGTCTAAAAGTTGTTCCATCAACTGTTATTGCTGAAGGTACCGCATTAGTCGGTAAATTCGGTGGTGGCGAAGCTGCACACGTTGTTATGAGACAAGGTGTTGACCTAGCAGTATCCGATAGTCATAGTGACTTCTTTGCGAAGAATCAATTGGCAATCAGGCTTACAATGAGACTAGGTTTCCCTATTTACAGAGCTGAAAGTTTCTGTTCTATAACAAACTTCTAAAGTTTGTAAATAGTGTATAGTCAAAGCGGTAGATTTATCTACCGCTTTACTATTTAAGAATTGAGTAGATGAGGTAATATATAATTATGTTCGTAGTAGTAGAAAAAAATATTTGGAAGCTAGAAGATGGAACAATCTGGGAAGGTAATCTTGCCGATGCACCATCAGGTAACGCTGCAATTGTAGCCAAAGCTGGAAGAGAGTATCCTGAAGCTTGGTTAAAAGAGCAAGGTTGGGGTAAAAAAGAAAAAGCTCCTGCTAAAAAGAAAGCTGCACCTAAAAAAGCTGCCGAATCAAAAGAAATAGAAAATAAGGCTGTCAAGCCAAAAGATACTGAAGACAAGTAAGGAGTCCTAAATGGCTCTATGTAGCGTATCTGATGTAGAATCAATGGTTCAAATTGATTATTCATCTGCTTTAGAAACAGATATAACTAATGTCTTTATACCATATGTTGATTCAGCTATTAAAAGATTTTTAGGATATGATCCTGAATACAATTCATCAATAGTTGAAAAATTTGATGGTAGAGAAAAAACTCATTTATTTTTAAAAGTAGTTCCTGTAGTTTCTATGACTTCTGTAGTTGAAGATGGTTTTACATTAGAAGAAGGAAACGACAAAGATTATGTAGCTTATTTAGAAGAAGGATTTTTAGTCAAAACAGGTAAATCAAGATGGTCAGATGCAAGAATGCAAAACGTTATAGTTACTTATGCAGCTGGTTTCCAAACAATTCCTGATACAATTAGATATACTTCTGCTAGAGCTGTAGCAAGATTAATAAATAGCACTTTACAACTTTCTTCTTTACAACCTAAAGCAGAAATAACTTCACATAAATCAGATGATACAAACAATGACGGTAATTTTTATTCAGTACAAAGTGAATCAGTAGGAGATTTAAGTTTGAGTTATGGAGAACCTATGGGAACATCTTTAGGACCTGCTTTGTCTGCATTTGATATAACAACATTAATGCCATATAAAAGGATATTTTTCGAGTAAAACTAGTTAGGAGGAATAATGCCAAATAGAATAGCACCAACAGTAGAAGAAGCTAGAGAATTATTTTTATCAGAACCACATAAAAAGTTATCTCTATGGGCTGAAGAATGGGGAGTGTCTGATGAAAGAGTTAGACAATTAAGAGAACAAGCAGGTGTTGCACCTAGGTCAGCTTACAATTCTGAAATAGCTGAAATTGTTTTAAGTAGAATTGCAGAAGGGAAAGGTTCTTTAACAACAACAAAAACATATGAAGAACTTCCAATAGGTTATGAAAGATTTAAAGCTTGGATGAAAGAGATGCCTGAACTTGTTGAAAAAGTAGAAGAAGCTAAGGCTAAAGCAGAAAAGCTTTCTTGGAATCCTAATTGGAAAAAATGTTTAGAATGTCAAGAAGAAAAAGATGTAAATGAATTTGAAAAATCTCAAAAATATAAAAGTGGATACACTCAATACTGTAAAGAATGTTTAGTGGGTCTTAGAGAAGCTACTAAGCAATATAAAGAGACCATAAAGTCTGATGAAAATAGTAAAGTATGTTTAGTTTGTGCAAAAGAAAAATCATTAGATAAATATGCTAAATCTAAAAAAGATAGAAATAAAAGAGAATCAATTTGTATGCTTTGTCATCGAAAAGCAAATCGTGAAAAAGAGTTGTAATAAAATAAACTTTCTGTCTATAATGTAATTGGTTATAAATGATCTTAAGGATTTAACCAATCCTTTCTAGAACATAAGTAGCCTCCTTAATTGATTGCGAGAAGCTGGGTGTAAAAACCCAGCTTTTTGTATTTATGAGGTAAAATATTGTATGGCAGATGAACGAATGACTAAGCTCAGGCTTATGGCATTTATGAGAGCTAATAATCAATGTGAATGGGCTGAATGCACTAAAACATCTCAATTACAGTTAGCTCACATACACGGCAAAGGAATGGGTGGTAATGAAAAAAGAAAATATGATCCAGAAAATGTTGCAGTGTTATGTATGTATCATCACGACATTTATGATGGTAGACAGTATAAGAATAGTAAGTACGAACTTAGGATGTTGCTTACAGCATATTTAAAGGGAAAGTGGAATGAATCAGGAAGAGAAGATACAGGAAG